TTATTTGTTTTCGGAATTACATTCCGGCAAACCGGTAATACTGGTTAGCAGTGATAATATTCCGGCCAGCATGGATGTGGAAATTACTAATTTCGTGTCTATCTGCCCAAGTACAGTTACGGTTCCAATTGTTGCTATGGCGGTCTGCGCGACAGTCTTTATTGCCCTGATACCGGCACATTTAGCCCATTTTTTCCAATCTTTTGCTTTCATGTTACCATCCTTTCTTTTCAGGGGTGATTAAGCCGTTTATCATTAGAGCGATTCGATTATTATCCATACAGTTCAGCAATTCGTGATACGCCTACATAAATTTCGGAAATTTTATACCATGTAGTATAATCGACTGTTCCGGTCTGTGGCAGCCCGAATACTTTCTGGAATGTACGGACTGATTCTGCAGTTGCAGGTCCGTAAATCCCGTCAGCAGTAATTTTCGGAATAGCAGGATAAGCACCTGCTATGACATTTAATTGTTCCTGCATCTGCAAAACTTTATTGCCGGAAGAACCAATTTCCAGAGTATAGCCAGGCCAGGAGGATGGGATGCCGGAGATGGCTTCGGCGGTGTTAATGTACATGTCGTCACCGTAGTAGTAACGGAGAATTTCGATAGGGGAATAGCCCTGGTCGCCTAAGGATTTGGATCCCCATTGGGTCAACCAAATTGTCATAACCTATAAAGTACCCGCAAACCCTTGATTTTACTTGGCTTGCGGGTATTTTACCGGTATAAGAAAAAGTAGATTTTAAGAGAATCGTTCTTGCGATCGTAGATAATCTTGTCGATGATCTGCTTCAGGGCTTCGTTCTTTTGCACGTATGTATAATTGTTGGAGATGAGAATATCGTACACACTCCGGACCTTCTGCAGCATGGCATCCGCTGGATCCTGATCAGATTTATGCGCTGCCTTTTTCAATTCCTTTAATTGTTGTTCTAAGGATTCCCGTTCTTTCTGAATGATAGCTTTATTCGCTTTATATTCTTCCAGTGTATCAATCCCTTCCCGGTAGGAGGCTTTTATTCGTTCCTCTTTGCCGTTTAAACTTTCCAATTGTTCTGTTATAGCCTTGCGCTCATCAAACTGCTCTGTCGGCTGATATTCACGCAATTCATAGACAATATCTTTGGTATCCAATATTTCTTTGATGCTGGCCAGAACTTCCTTTTCAAGGACCAGTGAGCTGATGCCATTCGGCTTTTTACATTTACCTTTACTGTATCCATAGCAGGAGAAGTAAGAATATTTTTCCCCATTGACTCGTTTCATAGTGGTTGAGGTTAAGGTGCGTCCGCAATCCGGGCATTTCAGCAGTCCGGAGAGCCAGTGCTTATAAGTTGAAGAGGGGCGTTTGCCGACCGGCTTGTAGGTGGCTTTAAATCGTTCCTGTGCCGATTCAAACAATTCCTTTGATATAATAGCCGGCTGTTGCCCTTCTGTAACAATCCATTCGTCCTTATCTTTGATACGATTGGTGCTGTTCTCTGTCCGGTTCCACCGGATCATGCCACAATAGGAAGGATTCTGGATGATATATTCGACAGATCTTCGCTCAAATGGCTTTCCGTGCGAAGTCTTGAGCCCTAAAGAATTTAGGTATCTGGCGATATCAAAGAAGCTCATGCCTTCATTTGTGTATTTTTCGAATATAGTCCGAACAATCTTTGCTTCTTCCGGAACAATCACCGGCGGCTTGCCATGCTCCACAACCTTGTAGCCAAGCGGCGGACGTGCCTGGTATGCTCCGCGGAGTGCATTTTCTTTCATACCTCGATACACTTCGCCAGATAACCGGATAGAGTAGTATTCGTCCATCCATTCGATGATACGCTCGATCAGTGAACCGAAAGGATCATCGGAGAGTGGTTCAGATACACTCACGACATCTACATTGTGCTGCTTTTTTAATAGAGATTTATAAACGATAGATTCTTCCTGATTCCTGGCGAACCTGGAAAACTTCCATACCAGGATCAGATCGACTGGATGGTCATCACCTTTGGCCAGTCCGATCATCTCCTGGAAGCCGGGACGTTTGTTGGCTTTTCTTCCGGAGATACCTAGGTCCGTGAAGATCTTCAGGATTACAATATTGTTCTTGGCTGCATAGTCCCGGAGGAGGTGCTCCTGGGAGTCCGGGGAAATTTCTTCTTGATCGTGAGTGGATACCCGGATGTAGCCGTATGCATATTTTACTCTCATTGTATCACCTTCCAGTAATTATATGTGCGATGTCGCACAAAAATGGGTACAAAAATAACACCTATGCAGGTGCCGGGGAAATGTGATATAATACTCTTGTTCACGGAATGTTATATCGTGCCTTGGCACTGTATAGTATTCAATAGATCCGCCTCTGTTGTCAGCAGGGGCGTTTCTTTTTTTATTTCAGCAGATCTGCAATACAAATCTTAAGATCACCATAAATCGTAACAGTAACTTCATCGTCAAAGGAATATTGAGTAGAATCCTCTGTTCCTTCGAAAGAGTACACCTGTATGGTCTGTTTCAGCGGATTTACGATCCAGTATTCACGAACACCGGCAGTGCGGTATTTGAACAGCTTTGTCAGGTAATCCATGCGCTGACTGCTCGGTGAGACAATTTCGATGATAAAATCGGGAGCACCGTTGCATCCTTTGTCATTGATCTTTGATGGATCACAAATTACAGAGATGTCAGGCTCCACGTAATTGTAATCATCCTGATTCAAGAAAACTGCAAACGGAGCAGGTAGAACCTCGCAAGGACCGCCCTTTGATTTGATGTAATTCCTCAATGTGGAAGAAAGTTCCATTACAAGTCGTTGGTGCTGGTAGCTTGGCGGTGCCATATCATAGATCTGTCCGTCAATGAGTTCTGCACGTTTTCCTTCCGGAAGAGCATAGATATCTTCGATGGTATAATGGTCATCTTTTAATAATGGCATGTGATCACGTCCTTTCGTAGAGTATAGTTATTTTTAATGATTTTTCTTATTGTTGCATACAGAAATATCGGATATAATACAGAAAAGGAGGTAGTGCTATGAAAAAACAATTTCTTAAAATTATAGATTTTTTGATCTTTATTTTTTCTTTTTTACTTCTTTTAAGTACTTACTTTAAATTACTATCGATTACTTTTTCTAATAATGAAGATAATTTTATTGTGTTGCTTTGGATAGTGGGCATTTGTCTTGCAAGTAAATTTACTCGTCCTCTATATCAGGAGATTCTTGCACTTCGGTTGCCAGTGGAACGTTGGCTGCAGATGCATCATCTAAAATGATTGGTTCAACTTCCAGAGTAGTACAACCAGTAAGTAACGCATCAACAGGATTTTTTAAAGATTCTGGATTTATTCCGGAATCTTTAATTTTTTGCAAAAGATCAGCTTTCTTTTCAAGCACCTCTAATTCAGCTTTTTCAGCTTCTGCATGTTTGATACGGTAATCATCTTTAGCCGAAAAAATGCTTTTTACAATATCAATTGCTCCAGGTACTTTAAATGAGAGAGCGCTGCCGCCGCCTAAGAATACAAGTATAGCAAAAATGAATTGCCAGTTATCTACTAAAAGATTTTTTACATTAACAAGAGAGAATACAATATCTCCAGGAGAATTTAAAGATACTTGAGTCGATATGCATTCCTCTGAAGCAATAGAAGTCAATAATTCGGTAGTTCCGTATAGAACGTTATTGATTGAGCGTGGACCGATAGGTGTTTGCTTTCGAACATTAAGAACGAAAGACATATCATTGCCAAACATATAATAATTATACAAAGCATTGAGTATTTGCTTTGAGTAAGAATCTAAATTTGAAATACCATGATAATTAGAGATTGCTCTACATAACGAATAGTTTAGTTCTTCATTTTTCACTGTTCGAAGCAGAGTCATGTGTCTGCGCTTCTTATAAGGGCAGGAAACATCGTTTATATCAACATCGTGATTATCAATACGATATATAACGTTCTGCTCAAGTTCTAGAGTTTTTGAATCATCTTCATAGTATTCACCAGCAAGTGCAAAAGTAATATAGCTACTTTTAGCACTTGGGATTACGAGAATATCATTAGTCTTGATTTCGTAAATAAAAGAATGACATTTATTAATAACGGTTGAAGGGCGATGAATTTCTTTAAATGTCATTAGTATATCATCTTTTAATGAATCTTTATTTGATTCCGAAAAATCTGTTTCTTGCGAAATGTTATTCCAAGCCAAGGCAACAAAACGCTTTGAAAGAAATTCATTATAAAAATAGCCTTTTTTGGTGCGAATCATCCAAAAATGTGTGGTGGGTGGAATGATCGGAACGCTAAAATTTTCAATTGCGTCAAGCAACGCCAATTGATCTGTATAGGTCATACTTTATCTCTCCTTGCAACTTATTTATGATTTCCCTGGTGTTTGGTAGACACCGGGGAATTTTTATTCGTTATTTTTCTTGATTGTCTTTTCGCTTTTTGACAAGTGCTATTATTGCTAAAATTACGCAAATCAAACACCAACCAGCCCATACGTTTAAATCTGCATAGCTTCCGGCAAGGGCAAATCCAAGTAAAGCACCTATTCCGTATAATACAATAATAGCGATGTTTCCACCTTTACCTCCATTGCGTGTTGCAATAGAAACGATTCCTCCGGCAAGGAGTAGGATTGCTACGACAATTCCAGCGGATCCACCAGCTTCTCCATTTGCTTCAAGTGTGTTACTGATTCCAGCAGCACATGACTGGAAACTGACAAAAACAAATAAAATGATTGACAGTATTCCTGATACGAGTTTCCATGTTTTCATAAGTTTTCCTTCTTTCTTATATGATTTTTTCAGAATGTATTTATTCAATCAGATATCTCCGCCATATAAATACTTTCGTATCAAGAGGGCAGTGTATTTATGGTTAGAGATACTGGATGAATCAAATTAGTTATCTATAAGCTTTAATTCTTCGGCAGTAGGAGTACGGCCGGCCTTCTTTATCATTCTGGCTAATCGCCCTTTCATGTTTTCGGCATAAGCACCGTATAATAAAGCATCAGTACATACCGAAACGGCTTTTTCATACAATTTATTCTTTTCATATAGCATAGCTAAACGCTTAAAAGCCGGTGCATTTGGTGGAGGAGTTTCGCCATAAGAGTTTTCAATGGTTGCCATTTGCTTATATAAAGATATATTATCTTTACAAAGTTGTTCAAACTTTTCAGCGCGCTTTCCAGTATAATTTTTAAGATTATACATTATCGACCATTGCTCTTCGATTTTCTCTAGTTGTGGAAAGTATTTATCAGTAATTCGCATATGTTCTTTATCTGACCAAGCATCAGCAGGTTCTTTTTTAAATTTCCATGAACATTTTTTCTTTAGAGCTTTCCACTCGGCAGTTGTGCCACCTAGATGCATATACTCAAGCCAATTATCATATTCGGTTTTGGAAAAATCGGGTTGAAATGTAAATACGGTTCCTGCAAATAGTTTTGAAAAAAATCCCACAAAATCGCCTCCTCTTATTTTAGAATTTCTTAAATACGATTAAATGTGGAATAAAATATATAACATAGTTATCTATTTCTTTATATATCCCATATTTATCACGGTAACAGTCAATGCAGTCTTCCAGATATTCTTCTGTAACATCCAGATAGTCTGCAATTTCATATTTATCTTTACAACCGTGTTCATAGGCCCTGATCAGACCGAATAATCCGATGCTGCGATTGTATCCCCAGAGCCGTGCCTGCCGCTCTTGTTTTCGATTACCGGTATATTCCATGTCGATAATATTACCGATAGAAGTGTAGTGGTGACCGAGTTCTTCTGCCAGAACACAGGCTTTTTCCGTAGTTGTATCTATATTATCTCTGATAGCAACAGTGCCATCACAATATAATCCCTTTATTTTTTTGCTTTTAAAAGGATAATCAATAACATCTATACCGTCTTTGCAGGCTTCTTCCTGTAGCTTTTCATATGTATTCATACAAACACCTCCCGCTCGAGTATATCAGATAAGCTGTCCTATAAATTACTTAACTCGTTTATTCTTTACGAATTCAGCAAACTGACGGATTTCATCTAATTCAGATTCTGTGTATTCATCACCATCGAAGTGAGCTGCAAGGGTAGTTGGCTCATCTTGTGTGAAAACAATTATACCATCTACCAGTTTCTCAGAATCTAATCCCAACTCACGTGTGATTTTTAAAACATTTGTTATGTTGGAATTGGCAATACCTCTTTTTAGAATACTATCTAAGGTAGTCCACGGCATATCTATTTTTTCGGAAAATTTTTTCATACTTCCGTATCTATCTATGATGAGTGCTTTCACATTAGATTCTAATTCATTCATGTAAAGTTAACTCCTTTCTTCAGCTGATGATTTGATAATAGCATTAAAATCTCGAAAAATCAATATAATGTCACCGAAAATAAAATAAAAATCTCAAAAAATCGAGAAAAACAGGTTGACATTCTCGAAAATTCGTATATACTTTAAAGTGCAATCACGAAAAATCGAGAAAAGAGGTGAGAAAGTGTTTCCGAATTTAGAAGCCGAGATGGCAAGAAATAAAGTGACGCAAGTAAAACTTGCTGAAATTCTGGGAATTACGCCAACAACGTTATCATTCAAGATGAACGGAAAAAGTACACTTTCATTAAAAGAATGTGTAGAAATCAAGCGAAAAGCATTTCCAGACAAAACATTAGATTACTTATTTGCAACAGATGAAACAGGTTCAGGAGAAGGGAGGGAGTAAATTGGAAATCGCGGTTGGCCTGTATATTGTTGGAATTACTTTAATAATGGGATATCTGATAAACAAATATCCCAGAGAAACGATAGCTATTATATTCCTTTACATAATGGTGCTATTACAAGTTGTCCAAAAATATTTTCAACAGAAATAGTAAGAACAACATATACGCAACAATCAAAAGACGTGTGGACAAGAAACCTAGTATTAGACTGAAAAAGGCAATTGCTGGTAATTCAATCCATATACAAGCGAATATCATGCGGATTTTTGAATGATATTGTTCGTAGTTGATCCGATAAGAAATGCTGCGGACAGGAATATGGGCTTGCTTACATAATTTGTCATATGTTTTTGAAATTTGGTCACAAATTCGAAACCATTGATTATAGCCATATTTATTCTCCTGCAGAGCAGATGGTTTTTCAAGCCAACGAATCTCTTGACGTAAAACGGGGTCAATAAGAAGAGAGTGTGAATTTTCTAATTCATAGTATTTAGAAAGAAAGGGGTATATATCATCGAGAGATACTTTTTTGTAAAGAAAAGGTTCAATTTCTAAAAAGAGTGGGTGATAGACCTTATCGAGTCTTTCGCGAGCTACAGTAGAGAGATTAGAGTTTCGACTAATTAGTAAAGTAAAGATGCCAAGCGTGAGCGTGACAGATGGTTCTAATAAAATATTTATAATTTTTCCTAAATTAATGCTTGATACAAACGAAAGCATGTCAATTTTCCTTTCATCATTTGATAGGAAAATTATACCAGAGAACCGCAACAAGTACAAACCATAATACATAACCTATAAAGAGGTGATGCAGTTTTGAAACATATTAACATCGTGATCATCGATGGAGTAGAAAGAGACATGGCTACATTATCTGCAGAGGAGCGAGCAAAGATCGTGAATGAGTTGAATCGTGTAGCTGTTGGATATCTGGGATACCAGAAAGAGAAAACCGCTTAGGCGGTAGGGGAGGTGGACAAGCATGAAAAGAAGAGGACTGAGAACAAAATGGCAGAGAATCATCAGAGAAACGGTGTTTGAGATCCTGATCGGCGCCGCAATCGGACTTGCATTTGATGCAATGTTATTTATCTGGTTGCTTGTAAGGTGAAGGAGGTAAGAAAAAATGTATGAGATACCCAAGATACTGACGGAGAAAGAATTTGCCAAGCAACTGCAGCTGGCCAAAGAAACTCTGAACGAATATAGCTGTAAAAATGACATCGAAAAAGGCTTGATCGTAATGTCCGGATGGGTAAGTACTGATGACCAACCGGTATATACACCGGCACAGCTTAAGAGACTGTTTGATCTAGTTTACATAGGAGGTGATACCGATGGGACAGAGAATGTGGCAGACACCATCCGATAAGCAAGAGTGCAGGAACTGCGCCTACATGAGAGATCTGGGTGACGGAGAGTGCATATGCGGGAAAGACCCGTCTATAACGGTCATGGAAGAGTACCAGGAATCAGAAGACTACAGATCCTGCGGATGCCCGGAATGGAGATGGGGATAG